AAGCATCCGCATTTCACGGTCGGAGATTTCAAACCCGGACGCGGCGGATTCCTCAGCGGCGATGCGCTTGGAAAGGATGGTTTCGCGGGCGCGTTCCCGGAGAAACTCTTCAACGTCGCGGTCCACGATCTCGGAAAGGTTCCGGTTCCCGGCGCGCCATCCCTCGATCAGCATCTTTTCTTCCCGACCGTCGTCAACGGATAGGCGCGGAGGTCGCGAGAACGCCCAGCGCGTCGGGTTGTCGAGAAATACGGTCGATCCATTGGCGCGGGTGATCTTGCCCTTGTTCTGCGCAAATCCGACCGCGTAAGAGACGGCAGCGCGGGCGAGGAAAAATAGGATGCCTTGCCGGTCTTCCACGGCACGGCGGGCGCGTAGGATGTCGGCACGTTCTGCTGTTCCTTGCCCTGGCGATTTCCAAACCATGCCGTAGCTCCACCCGGCCCCGATGATCGAGGCGCGGTTGAGGCGATCTTGGAACGATTCCCAGACGTCTCCGGGGTTGTCGTGAGTCACGCTCTCCAGCTTTTCGCCGGAGTTCGCTTTCATGTAGCGGACCATCCCGCCTTGATAGCTTTGGAACGTCACCCCTTCCGTCCCATCGGCAGCAGTCCCTAGCGCAATGCCAGGGTCGTCCATGTCAGGACCGCCATGCTCGTTGTATTCAATCAGTCCAATGGACGAAATGATGAGCTGGCGAATCCGCTCATATTCGGTCGATTGAAGGCAGTGCTTCAAGTCCTCGACGGCATGAGCGAACGATGGCAGCCCGCGCCCCTGGTCGCTGAAATCCTTGTCGTAAATGTGAATGATGGACGACGCAGGGATGTCTTGGAACATCTGCGAATTGCCCTCTTCCATGACCCTGTAAGCAATCGGTCTGCCTTGGTCGCTGTAGATGATGCCGTCGCGGATCTTGCGTCCGTTGTATTTGCCTTCCGCAACTTTTTCTTGGTAGCCTCCACCGCTGCGAATACGATACGAAGGGATGTTTTGAAGCAGAGGAAACGTGCCGTCTGCCGTCATCGTCTTCAGTGTAAAGTGATCCCCGAAATCAACGTCCCGGCTCGCGTCTTTGAGGTATTGCGTCCAGTCGTTGATCCCGCCGCGAACGTCGCAGTTGGGCATCCAGACGTTTTTAAGCCAATCTTCGGCGGCGTTCCCGTTGGCAACATCAGTTCCGCTGTAGCTAGGAATCCATGCCCGCCCAACGGAGTATTGAGCCTTTTGAGCAATGACCGCTTTCGGAACACCCATGTTCGTCGCCAACCTTTTTGACAAAGCGACAAGGGTCTTCCTGTCGTTTGACGGAATCAACGTGTCAATGTCGATGTCGTTGACGTTATACTGCGGGCCGCGCATCCGATTCCGATCCGCCCCATGAGCAAAGCGGGACGAATAGGAAACCGGACTGCCAAATTCATCAAGGATTGCCATAGGTCAGAAGACGGCGCGGGTGGTGGTGTCGAGTGGGAATCCCGTCTCAACTTGACGCAGGACAAGGCGCAGCATCGCCAATCGGTCCTTGTTACTCATGGATCGCGTGCCGGAAAATGTCTGACCGTTAACGGTTGAGCTGGTCAACTCGAACGCCGTGTTCGGATCGGTCGCCAGAGAAAGCGCAAGGCTTTTCGCTTCGGCGATCATCAGCGCGATAGCGGGAGCGTCATCGCGGAGGGTGAGGTAAATCGTTCGCGCTAACCGGACCATGTGGCGGGTTTCGCGGAGCGTTTTCCAATGTCAAGGCGGGGAAATCCCGCCGGCGTCATTCCTCGCCGCCTTCGAAAACACGGAACATTCGGGCCGCTCCGACTTGGTAAACTTCGCAGTCCCAGAGGTGATTGCTTCGGGATTTGGTTACCCATACTTGCCGCGATTCTTTTTCCCGACCGACTTGGAACTCTTCCCTTCGCTCGGCTTTGAAATGCTTTCGGTAGGCGTTGGAAACGTCGGAGAAAACAAGCCACTCGGCACCCAGTCCGCCTGACAGCCTCGCAAGCGTATCTTTGAGTGGGTTTGTGGCAAGCCATACCCATCGGGCAATCCCGCCCTTGCTTGCCGCCTTGCGCTGGATTCGGGAAAACGGTTTTTCGATCTTCTTACCCTTGTCCTCCCATGTCCACCCGCCCCGCGTGCCGTCGCCTTTTACGCCAACCCATCCGTGCTTGACGATCAGGTTTAGCATCCGGTCCTCGTCGAATCCGATGTCGATAAACGTCTTGTTTGGCTCGACCGCGAAACGCTCAAGCAATTCAGCAAGCTCGGTTTCGTCACCGCCACGACCAGGAACGTAGCCTTCCCACAAAAGCTTCGACGCCCCGCCCTCCCACCATGCGCGAATCACCGCCCAAAAGTGATCGCCGCCCGCGTCAATCGTGGCAAACCGTTGGATCTCATCCGGCAGTTTCGCCGCGTCCGTCACCTCGTCCCGGCTGTATCCTGCGACGTTGAGCGATTGGGCGGCGTCAACCATGTCCTCGGACCAAAACTGCGCCCGCCGTTTCTGCCGCCATTGCCGCAGCTTTTCAACCGCTCCCGACTTAGCCATGCGGGTTGCCTCCAAAAATCCAAGCACCTCGTTTGACCACGGAATCCACCAGACTGCGAGAGCGTCGACGTGGAAGCCACGGTAGCCACGCAGCGATTGCTTTGTGCCGATGTAGCCAAGCGCCCCGTTGCGCACGTTAGAATTGCAAAGCGCCCGCCGAGATTTCGCGGTGTCCTCAAACTCTGCAGCGCAGTTTACGCATGTCATCCGCGCCGTGTCCGCCGTGGCTTGCTCGTCGAGCTTCCCGTCCACCTCGATGCGGTCAAACTTGATTCCATCCCATCGGAAAGCCTGTTCCGTTTTGCACTTCGGGCAGCACCATCCAAAGCTCGCCTGGTCGGTCTTCTCCCACTCGCCGTGGAACTCACCGCCGACGTATCCACCCTGCGAGACCAAAAATACTTTGCGGTTCCATCGGTCGTGATGCCGCGCCAAGAACTCGCGCACAAGTCCCGGCTTCCATGTCCATACCTCGTCGCCGTAAAGCCAGCGGACCGATTTTTCTTGGAAGTTCGACAGGTTCGCCCCGCCAAGAATCAGCGGCATGTGCGGGAATATGATTTCAAGCTTCCGCGATTTGTGCCGGTCTTCCGGCCAGAGAGCGGCAAGCGCCTCGCAGGATTTCATTGCGGGAGCCAAACGGGACTCAGCCCAAAACTTGGCATCCTCATCGGTTTGCGATGCGTAAAGCATCGGCCCCGGATCTTCCGAAACGACGTAGGGAATCAACGCTTCCGCCATTGTTGATTTTCCGGAACCGGTAGGTGCAATGACGACGATGTTCCGCGTGTCAGAATCCGCAGCGCATTCCATCGGCGCCTTCCACCACGGCGTTTGCTCCGGGTCAAAGTGACTCGACCGCTCGGAGTTCTGGATGCGGACGTTCTTCGCTGCCCATTCCCACGGGGTTAGCGTCGTCGGAGGTCGAAGGCTCAACCTGCACCCGCAATCAACCGGATGGGTTGCCGAAGCTGTTGGCTCTTTCATCTGACAGGCGGGTGAGGATGGCGATGATTTCTTCACGGAGGAATTTCTGAATGGCTGATGCTGAAAGGCCCTCGATTCTCGGAGCGCAATCAGACGGGAGCTTTAAAAGCTCTGCGCGAACGGCGCTGTAAACGCGGATAACGGACTCACGAACTTCAGCCGTTGGGATCAACTCACCGATCTCTCGCTGGTATTCAGCCTGCTTGATTGCAATTTCAATTTCCAGCTTCTCGCAAAGCAGCGTTTCTCTGTCCCTGCGCGGCTTGCCGTCGTAGTGCCCTGCCGATGGATTGGCCGCAAACCATGAGCGCCAGGCCGCCACGTCTTCCTTTGTGCCGACCTTTTCTGGTACGCCTTGCCGTCCCTCGTTGCGCCACTGGTAGATCGTCTTCCGCGAGACTTGGAATAGCTCGGCGATGCGGGTGATGCTGACAAGCTCTAGCTCGACATGGTCCGTGCCTGCTGCTGATTCTAGGATCTTCCGTTCCGCGGCAGTCAGGGACTTGCCCTGCCGGACCTTGCCGATCAGGTTGGCGATGTCCTTCTTTTTGATCTGGTCGAGCTGATCGCCAGTCAGCATCGGGGCAGCCTTCGGGCCGCCTGCTTTGCGCTTGGCGGGTGTCATTTTTTGTTGCTGTCGTCGAGGATTTTAGGGACGGCGTTGTTCCATGAGATTTTGTGATGGATTCGACCCATTTGCGACCTGAAGTCGCATTGAGCGAAACTTGGAAACTGCATGACGGTGTAGAAGCTTTTCACGTAAGTGCCGCTTGCAATGTAGGCGTCCGACATCCCTCCTTGGTTTCCTTGAGTGGGCCTCTGTTGGAGGTAAATGTCAGACAGAGTCATGAAAATGCCCCCTCGGCTACCAAGTGCCAAATAGGTGTTTACGTCCTCATTCAATCGGCTGTGAAACCAAAAACGGCGATCTGTTTTGCAGAAGAAGGAATTCATGGCCTTCCTCCTGTTTGTGAAGAAGTAATCGGGCAAAAGGCTCGGAGAATTTTCTCCTCCGATCAAGTCGCCCGTCTGCATGAAGCAAACCGAAAGCAATCGATCATCCAAGTCGAGGAAGCGACAGAATGATTCCGTCACCTTGTCCATTCCATTTTCCCGAAGCGGCTTTCGAACAAAGTTCCTGCTCTGGTCGAAACTGAATCGGAAATCCGTATAGTCGTCATCCAGCACGAGGAAGTAATCGAAGCCCTTCGCCTTTGCTATATCGAAGCACGCGTTGCGTGCGTGCGTCGTTGTTCTGCGATTTTGGAAGTTGTCGCAGCTGTCCACTAGTGACGCATAGTGGAGCTTGTCGAAAACGGCAACCGTGTCAGCCCCGAAGTTTTTCCGATACTCGTCAGCCTGCTTGTCCTCGTTGTCGATGACAATGAAGACCGGCCCGGTGTAGCCGCACTTTGCAAGCGTGCGCTTTGTGATGACGTTGCCGGCACGCCCGTGACTGATGATGAAAACGCAGAACGATTCAGTCATCGGACACCTCCTCTTGGCTTTCGAGCGCATCAAGGATCTCCTGCTTCAGCTTCACGTATCCAAGCTGGAGTGCCTTTTTGAAGTCGATGATGACGAGCGCGGAGTCTTCCATGAGATCTTGGGTCTGCTTGTCGGCGTGACAGTAGAATTCGGCAATCTTGCCATAATCGAACACGATGTGACGACCTGCTGCGAAAATCAAAAAGCTTTTGATCTCATCTGGGAGATTCGATTGCTTGACCTTCGCTCTTAGCTCCTCAGCCCTGCTCTGATCGGCAAGCTCTGAAATTTGAGGCTTTTCACCTTTTGGCTCGTAGACGGGAGCATCCACCTTGTGCGTGTATTCGCTCGAAACAGCTGGCTCCGGCGGGTTGAGGAACGCCTCGATGCCTGCCCCATCGAACCCCGTCAACTCCAGGTCAAAGCCATCCTCGCGCAGGTCGGCCAGCTCCAGCCCGAGCAGCTCCTCGTCCCAGCCGGCATTCAGCGCCAGCTTGTTGTCGGCGATGATGTAGGCGCGGCGCTGCGTATCGGTGAGGTGCGACAGCCGGATGCACGGCACCATGCCCAGCTTGAGCTTCTGCGCGGCCAGCACGCGACCGTGGCCGGCGATGATCCCGTTCTGACCGTCGATCAGGACCGGATTGGTGAAGCCGAACTCTCGGATGCTCCCGGCGATCTGCGCCACCTGCGCCTCGGAGTGGGTCCGCGTGTTGCGTGCGTAGGGGATCAGGGTGTCGGTTGGTAGCTGTTCGATTTTCATTGTTACCTTGTAGGAAAGTTTTTGCATACGGGCATCCCGGGTCC